CGGCCTCTTTAGATAGCTGAGAGGCATAAGCCTCCTTTTCGACTTTCACTTTCTCTATCTCTGCGTTAATAAAATTTTCCATGTTTATTTGATTTTTAAGATTATCGCTTCATTTGGTAAATTATTCGGCACTTCTGAAATGTTGTTTAACAACAAAGTTGTGGTTAATGTATTTTCTTTAAGTATATATGTGATTTTAAATATTTTCATTTTGTTTGATTTGTTTTGTTTCTGTTTGTTTATTTTACTATCGTTGCTTTCCCTGTGTTAAGCATGTAGTGTAGCCAGTCCTTTGGTTGCCATCCTAGCCCCTGTTTACCGTCGAAGCGTATTCTGTAGCTGCCTCCTCTTAGCTGTGCGATTGTTGCTGTTTCGCCTGTTGCTGAAAATGTCACTCTGTTTCCTTTCTTTAGTAGGTCTGTCATAGTATTTGTTTTTATTTGTTTGTTATACCTGTAATATAAGGTAGAACTTTCCATAATCCTAATTAATTGATAGGTTTCTTTATAGTTTATTTTGTATATTTGTGCTTATGTTTAATCCTTAAATTAATAACAATGGAAAACAATACAAGAACAATCTCTAATATTCAAGGTGCTGGAACGTACGACAGTAAGTTCGGACTGCTATATAAATTTAGCTACGACTTCGAGGACGGTACTAATATAAACGCGAACCATAAGACACTAGAGTCCCCCTTTAAGGTAGGCGATGAGGTCGAGGTTATCGTTACGGGTACTAGCGGAGACTTTACATGGGGTAAGGTTAAGCGACCGGAGACAGAATTTAGCGCACCTAATAGTAATTCTTCCGGCACTAGCGTTAATCGCTACGAGGATCGGGATGCTAAACGACAGGAGTTAATTATGTCTCAGTGGGCTATCGGACAGGCTTTAGCTTGGGAAATGAATGAAGCACCCCCGAACAAAGTAAGTGTAAAGAATGCTATCGGATTAGCTAAACAGTTACTATCTTACGCCAAAGATTTAGAGAATGTTTCTTTTGACAAAACGTCTAAAGAAGATGATATAGAAAACCCCTTCGAATGAAAGACTACATAAAAAAACACTACGGTTCTAATGTAAGAATGGCTAAGAGCTTGGGCGTAACGAATCAAACGGTTACTAATTGGATAAAGAATAACCCCCGGGGGATGCTTAAATACTTACCTGAGATAGTAGAAGAGTGCAACACCTCATACCATCAGCTAGTCTTTGAAGTTATGTATCACGAAAAGACCTTAGAAGGGTGATAGATTACTTCTCTTTCTCTACGGAAGACGCTACTAAGTACGGAGTGGATGGGGCAATACTGCTTCACCACCTCCGTTACTGGGTAGCTAAGAACGAGGCTAACGACAAGAACTTCCACGACGGCAGCCACTGGACGTACAACAGCACCTCAGCCTTTGCGGTTTTGTTTCCCTTTTGGACGGCAAGGAAAATAGGCCGCTTACTTCAGAAGTTAGAAGACGAAGGTATCATTAGATCGGGCAACTTTAATAACAAGCGATACGATAGGACAAAATGGTTTACCGTTAGTGGTAATACCATTTGTCAAAAAGGGGAAATGCATTTGACAAAAACGGTAAATGCAATTACCAAATATGTCGAACCTATACCAAAGTACAACCATACTAAAACACAGAACACTACCAAAGTAATTCTTCCTTTTGAAGAAATTGAGTTTTTGGAGGCTTGGAATATGTGGAAAGACGAGCGTAAACAAAAGAAGATTAGTAAGTACACCCCAAGAGGCGAGCAGGGGGCATTACATTTGCTACATGAGCAAAGCGGGAAAGACCTGCAAGAAGCTCTCGCCATGATTAATAACGCTATCGCAAGAGGATGGCAAAGCATACACCCTAGAAAAAATGGAAAACGGAATACAAATAAGCAATTCAATACAGACAAGTATAGCGACTATCTCGACACGCTTTAACTTAACACACGCTCAGGCTTGGGAATACGGTAGCAACATTAGGACGGCTTTTAAGCACGAACCAAAGCTGGTGCATGTTTCCTTAATGGCTCTTTTGAAAGATGCAATAGAGTACCTAGACTTCAATAAGTCCTTCCGCCACGAAGGGGACTACATAGAGGCCATAGACTACCTAATAAAAGAGTTTCCAGTTATGAAGATAGAAGAGTGGAAGATTATTTGCATAAGGCTAAAGGCGGGTAGGTATGGTAAGATGTACGAGAGGCTTAAACTCCCGGAGTTAATAGATATTTTTCAGCAGTTCGAAGGGGAGAGGGCCGAGATGATAGAGAAACAAATACAAAGGTCTAAAGACATACCGCCACCTCCGACGATTGATATGGAATTAATAAGGCAGATTACTAAAGACCTGGCTTTGCCCGATCCGGACACAGATGAGAAAGGAAGGTGGAAGCATATCGTACACCCAAACACCCCCGAATGATAACGTTGACGAACGAGGATAATATGGAGTTGATGGCTCGTTATCCAGACAATTACTTTGAGTTAGCTATTGTTGACCCACCTTATGGGATAGGCGAGGCTGGGCAAAGAAACGTAACAGGGGATAGACCGACTTTTAAATGGAAAAACCCAAAAAGCCAAAAATATAAAACTTTTGACGATAGTTCAATACCTTCTGCGGAGTACTTTAAAGAATTGAAAAGAGTTTCATTAAATCAGATTGTATGGGGGGGAAATTATTTTACTGAATATTTAAAACCAAGTAAGTGCTGGGTTGTATGGAATAAAAAAGCAGATATAAAGGAGCATTTGTCAATGGCCGAACTTGCTTGGAGTAGCTTTGATAAGAAATGTAATATGTATGACCACTTATGGGCTGGATTTAGAAAGAAATACAAAGTAAATAGAATACACCCAACAGAAAAACCAAAAGAATTGTACGAATTCTTACTAATAAACTACGCAAAAGAAGGAGATAAGATTTTAGACACTCACTTAGGCAGTGGCTCGATAGCTTTAGCCTGTCATAATCTAGGCTTTGACTTAACAGGATGCGAACTAGACAAAGAGTATTACGATGCAGCGTGCAAGCGATTGAAACAACACCAAGCCCAGCTAACTATTTTTAACACACCCGAAGAATGAAACGACTATGTACAATAATGATACGATAACTGAACATGACCCGAATAGGTGTACAATTCGGCTCATATATTGTCTAGATACTGCGTCACTTGAGCAGTAAAACAAGCATAAGTGAACACACTCACCTAATAGCATAACTAAAAGAGAACTAAAACAAAAATGAAAACATACCTAAAAGAAGCCCAGTCCTTAGACGTACCCACCGGAGGTAAACCAACGGACGGTATTATTTCTTTCGTAGTAGACGATTTAATTAAGGGAGTAGAAGCCTACGCCAACGTGCAAGTGATAAAGGAGTTGGAAAGAAATTATGCTCTAGTAAAGGACATAGCACCCGCTGGAGTTGTACAGTCTTTCCTAAATAGAATCACAGAACTAAAACAGAAGTAAGATGAAACACGGCTCGCTATTCTCAGGTATCGGAGGCTTCGACCTAGCCGCCGAATGGATGGGGTGGGAAAACGTCTTCCATTGCGAGTACGATTCGCTCTGTCAAAAAGTATTATCACACCACTTCCCAAATTCTAAACTTTACAAAGATGTCAGAACCTTCGACGCGACAGCTTACGCTGGACGAATTGATATCCTCACAGGAGGATTTCCCTGTCAACCCTTCTCCGCCGCAGGTAAAAGAAAAGGAACAGAAGACGAACGCCACTTGTGGCCCAGCATGTTGCGAATCATTCGGGAGGTTTCCCCACGTTACATTGTGGGCGAGAATGTTCGCGGGCTACTTAATTGGTCGGGGGGATTGGTATTCGACGAAGTGTGTACTGACTTGGAAGATGCGGGCTACGAAGTCACACCGTATTTACTTCCAGCTTGCGGTGTCAACGCTCCCCACCGAAGAGATAGAATTTGGTTTATTGCAAACTCCACGAAGTGTAATGATAGACGAAACACCGGAAGCGTTCCAAGCTCGGAAGAAAAAGAACGGATATGTGAACGGAACGAAATACCCAAACCTATTAAGTCAGGTGAAGTACGGAATGCTCCCGACTGGGAAAACTTCCCAACTCAACCCCCTATTTGTGGAGGAGATGATGGGCTTCCCAAAGAACTGGACGGCCTTACCTTTTCAAAGTGGAGAAACGAAAGTATCAAAGCCTACGGAAACGCAATAGTCCCACAAGTAGCCCATGAGATATTTAAGGCTATACAAAAAATGGAAGAATAAAACAATAGTAAGGCACGATTTGGAAGATGCTGGGGATAACGAATGTTGGTTCAGGCGTTACGCTTATGGGTTCGACTCCCACTTACTATCTAAATTTAGTTATTGACATTATTTGGAAACAAAACTATCGGTGCTTATATAGTACCCCATGATAGGATTAG